CGCCGCGATGGAGAAAGAGAATGAGAGCAGCGCGTAGCGTACACACTGACTCCAGGATCGGCCACGTAATTCAAACGCGATACGCTGGTCGCTACTTTCGCTCGCGTCTCGAAGCGCGATGGTGCGTGCTCTTCGAGAATATGCATCTCGCATGGGAATACGAGCGTGAAGGTTATCGACTGCCATCCGGACTCTATCTGCCGGATTTCTATATTCCGGAGTGGCACGCCTGGATTGAAATTAAACCTTCGCCGGTATGCTCGAGTATGTCGCGCATCTGCCGGCTGCTTTGCGAGCTTCGGCGTACTACCGGTGCGAAACGTGCATTCGCGATATTCGGCGCGCCGGATTTGATTCGCGGCTCGGAGATACTGAACGAGCGCGGCTCGCGCATTGCTACGCATCTCGACGAGCGCGGTCCGACGAACGAAGCGCCGTTCGAAGGTATCGCGTACCAGGCTTATCGTGCTGCAATGGAAGAACGCTTCTCCCATTTCTCACGCTAAAAAAAGGCATGGCGATTAGCATAGAAACAATTATTCAATTAATCGGCGAGTGTCGAGGCAATATCGCTGCCGTTGCGCGTGCAATCAATCGCGACCGCTCGGCAGTGTGGCAACGAATCCAGAAATCGCCCGAAGCTAAGCAGGCGCTCGCCGATGCTCGCGAAGCGGTAGGCGATAGCATCGAGAATGCGCTCATCAAGGAAGCGCTCGACGGCAATGTAACGGCGCAAATCTTTTACCTCAAGTGCCAGCGACAATGGCGCGAACGTACTGACGTACACATAACCGGAATCAACGTTGAATCACTTTCAGACGAAGAACTTCAAACCATCGCTTCGCTTGAGAGCGTTAGCTGAGCTCGAGCTGAGGCGACGGCGTGCGCTCGCTCCGCGCGTTACCTTACTCCCGCATCAGGTACCGCCCGATGGCGATTGGCTGCATTGGATTTTATTGAGCGGTCGCGGCGGCGGTAAGACATTCGCAGCGGCAAAATACTTCGATGATTACGCGCGAGCGAATCCAGGCATGCGCGGCGGTATCATCGCGCCAACGTTAGGCGATGCGCGGAAGCTATGCGTTGAAGGTGAGACGGGATTGCTAAGCTTCAACCGCACGATAAAGTTTAATCGCAGTTGGGGCGAGCTCGAATGGCCGAACGGTTCGAAGGCGGTATTATTCGGCGCGCATACTCCCGATGATGTCGAGCGGCTGCGCGGTCCGCAGCATCATCTCGTATGGTTCGAGGAGCTCGCCGCAGCGCGTGAGCTTGATGAATGCTGGCAGAATATGCGATTAGGGCTTCGCCTCGGTGAGCGACCGCGCGTAATTGTTTCGACGACGCCGAAGCCGAGGAAGGTACTCAAAGCGCTTCTCGAAGATTCCAATAGCGTTGTTACGCGCGCGACTACTGCCGATAATCCGCACCTCCACGGATCGGTACGGTCGGAACTCTACAAGCTGTACGGCGGCACTCGCATCGGGCGGCAGGAGCTAAGCGGCGAGCTTCTCGAGGATATCGAAGGCGCGTTATGGAAGCGCGAGCTCATCGAAGATTCGCGCGCATCGAAGGTGCCGGAATTAACGCGCGTCGTTGTGGCCGTCGATCCGAGCGCAACAGCAGGTGGGAATGAATGCGGCATCATCGTTGCTGGCAGAGCAGGCGAGCATGCGTACGTGCTCGAGGATTTAACGCTTCAGGCATCGCCGAATGAGTGGGCAAAGCAGGCGATAGCGGCTTATCACAAATACGGCGCGGATCGGCTTGTCGCCGAGACGAACCAGGGCGGCGAGATGGTGCGGCTTACGATTCATTCGAACGATCCGAGCATTGCGTATCGTGGCGTACATGCGAAGCGTGGGAAGGTGCTGCGAGCAGAGCCTATCGTCGCGCTTTACGAGCAGGCGCGCGTGCATCACATCGGTAGCTTTGCCGCGCTCGAAGATGAGATGTGTTCGTGGATACCAGGTGAGGAATCGCCGAACCGGATAGATGCGCTTGTACACGCGCTTACGGATTTAATCAGCGCAAGGAAACACGTCGAGATAAAAGTACTGTGAGAACAGAGAAATTCGACAACATCTCGTTCCTGATAATTCTCATACTCGGCGTAGTAATCGCATTTCTCGTTGTCGCTTTGTTTTACTGACCGATGATGTATGGCTTGGATTTGTTTTCAGGAATCGGAGGAATCACGCTCGCGCTCGAGCGATACGTCCGACCCATCGCTTACTGTGAGAACGACCGATACGCTCAAAGCGTGCTCATTAGCCGAATGGCTGACGGATCATTGCCAATCGCGCCAATCTGGGATGACGTGCGAACGCTTACCGCAAAAAAATTACCAGGCGGAATCGACATCATCTACGGTGGATTCCCATGTCAGGATATCAGCGTCGCAGGAAATAGAATTGGCCTGGCAGGCGAGCGCAGCGGGCTTATCAGCGAAGTGTGGCGACTGGCTGATGAGATACGACCGCGTTTCATCTTCCTGGAAAACGTCCCAGCAATCGTTGCCAATGGATTTAGTGCAGTCCTTGCCGCGCTTACCCGTCGCGGGTTTGATGCGAGATGGCTATGTCTATCCGCTTCCGATCTGGGAGCGTGTCACATCCGAAACCGATGGTGGCTACTTGCCCACAATCAGGGCGAACAGTTCAGCAACGGGCGATTGCAACCACAATCCGCAATGTCATCCAGCGTGCAAGCCGACATTGCAGGCATTAGCGCGAACGGGAAGATTGCCCACTCTAACGGCACGCGACTGGAAAGACGGAACGGCGCAGGCGTGCGCGAACGTGCCGGAGAATGCGCTGCTCGGGAGAGTAGTACATCGCCTGCGAACACCGAACGCTCGCGATTACAAGAGTTGGAAGGACGGCGACCGCGAAGCGAACGGGAAGCAGATTCATCTTCCCGCTCAATTGGGTGGCCGACTGTCGCCGCTATTTGTGGAGCAGATGATGGGGTATCGCACAGAGTGGACAGAATTAAATGCCTGGGGAACTCAGTGGTTCCGCAATGCGCGCAAGCGGCATTCGAAAAGCTCTTAGGGATAACGGAGGAATGATGGCTAACAAATCGCTAATCGCTCGAGTTCAGGCAATGGTCAAGGCGTGGAAATGGCCGGGAACTATGCTCAACCAATCCGAGCCGCGCGTCTTCTGGCCGAACTGGCCGGATCAGTGCCCCGCAATCGAGTTTAGCTCCGGCGCGAACTGGGACGAATCCTCGCTCGTGATGAGCGCGGTTAACTGGACGGGAACGGTATTCGGCGAGCCGCTGCTCAAAGTACTGCGACGCGACAAGCGCGACGGAACCTGGGTTGAGGTGGATTCGCATCCGCTGACGAAGCTCTGGGCATTCCCAAATCCAAACTACTCCGGCGCGACGATGCTTAAATCATTCGCGTATTACTGGATCGTGTATGGGAATGTCTATCTCGGTAAGCGGCGCAGTAAAGACGGGCGATTGCGCGAGCTCTATTTGCTCGACTCGGAGCAGGTCACGCCGCGATGGCCGGAGGATGGCAGCGAGTTCATTTCTCATTACGAGATGCGTGTCGAGGGCGAAGTACAGCGCGTCGAGAAGAGCGACATTATCCATTTTCGCTATGGGCTCGATCCGCGCAATCATCGACTCGGCATGTCGCCATTACGTGCGCTCTACGAGGAAATACTCGCAGACGAAGCCGCGATAGATTACTCGCGGACGGTGCTCACCAATGGCGGTACGCCGCCCTACATCATCGCGCCTTATCCGAACAGCGATGCGGACTATACGACCGACGTCGTAGCGCTTAAGGCAGAAATGCGCGAGCGTACTACGGGCTCGATGCGAGGCGAACCGCTCGCGCTATCTGCTCCTGTGCAAGTGCAAAATGTAACCGGCTTCAAACCGTCCGAGATGGCACTCGAAGAAATGCACGATTTACCGGAGGAGCGCATCGCGAGCGTGCTCGGCATTCCGCCGCTAGTGCTCGGCTACGGATTCGACGATCACGCGACATACAGCAATTACAAGACAGCGCTCCAGGCTGCTTGGCAGACGTACGTCATACCGACGTTGAAACTATTCGCGAGTGAAATTACGCGGCAGTTATTACCGGAGTTTGATTATCGCGCGGGTGAATGGTGCGAGTTCGATACAAATGAAATATGGGCACTTCAGGAAGACGGCAAGGGAATTGCTGAGCGCGAGGTGATGAAGTATAA